GCAGCTCCTAGAAGGTAACTGGGATGTTAACGAGGGTGCAGCCTTTACTGAGTTTGACTTAGATCTACACGTTATCCCACCTTTTGAAATACCAATAGGCTGGGAAAGGGTTAAAGGGATTGACTACGGTTATGCTAGTGAATCTGCCTGCATCTGGGCTGCTGTAGACCCTTCTGACGGAACTTTAATTATATATCGAGAACTTTATCGTAAAGGCTTGACAGGACAGGATTTAGGCACTATAATAACAGAAATGGAGTTGTCTGACCCTTTCTCTGTGTCTGGAGTTTTAGATACCGCAGCATGGGCCAGAACAGGCACTACAGGACCTACTGTAGGCGAAACCCTTGTTAGGCAAGGGCATAAGCTCCGAAGAGCCGATAAGAATAGAATACAGGGTAAGATCCAGATTCACGAATACCTTAGAGTGCAACAAAGCGGCAGACCACGTTTGCAGATATTTAGTAGCTGCCCGAACCTGATACGTGAGCTTCAAGGGATTCCTTTGGATAAATCTAACCCCGAAGACGTAGATACTCATGCGCCAGATCATGCGTATGATGCTCTGCGTTATCTTATTATGTCTAGACCAAGAGTTAATGATCCGTTAGCTCAGTTACGGTTACTTAGACAAGAACAGGCTTACACTCCAGCAGACTCTGACTTTGGATACTAAATGGAAGAAGACAATACACTAACAGCAAATGAAATTTATTTTGCTCCTGTAGAAGATGAACAGGGTCTTGAACTGACCCTCGAAGAGTCTCTGCGGAATAACTTTGTAGGTCTTCTTGTTGATAGATATCAGTCTGCTCAAAGCGCACGAGACTTAGATGAACAGCGGTGGCTTACGGCCTACCATAACTATCGTGGATTGTACGGAAAGAATATACGATTCAGAGAATCTGAAAAGTCTCGCGTATTTGTAAAAGTCACAAAGACTAAAGTGCTTGCGGCCTTTGGTCAGCTTGTAGATGTTATATTTGGTGCAGGTAAGTTTCCTATTGGTATTGCAGAAACAAAAGTCCCTGAAGGGGTTTCTGAATACGCACATCTAGATATTAATAATCCTGTCCCCGGAATAGAAACATCAGAAGAACAGCCTTTTATTTCAAAAGAAAAAGAAGGAGACAACCCTTTCGATGTTGGTTACGAAGGTGACGGGCGTTTACTTAAGCCCGGATCGACATACGGCTCACAGAAATTCGATACACAAGAACTCGAAGAAGCAGCAGAACCCCAGCTTAAAGAAGGACCAAGCCCAGATCCCCAAGCACTAGAAGTAAAGCCTGCACAAAACGCAGCAAGACAAATGGAAAAATTAATCCATGATCAAATTGAAGAGTCTAACGGAGCCAGTGAAATCCGTAACGCTTTGTTTGAGTCTGCTTTGTTTGGTACAGGGATTGTTAAAGGACCTTTTAATTTTAATAAGACATTAAATCGCTGGGAGGAAAATGAAGAAGGAGTACGAGATTACGCTCCAGTTAGCGTTAGAGTGCCTCGTATTGAGTTTGTTAGTATTTGGGACTTTTTCCCTGACCCTAATGCAACTAACATAAACGAATGTGAATATGTGTTCCATAGGCATCGTATGAACCGTACTAAGCTACGGTCATTGTCACGTATGCCTTATTTTAACAAAGATGCTATTAGACAAGCTTTAGCTTTTGGTCCTAACTACGAAGAGCAGGACTACGAACAAGAGCTAAAGGATGATCATAGGTCCGAAGCTTATGGCTCCGGGCAATATGAAGTTCTGGAATACTGGGGCGTGATGGATGCTGAGTATGCTCGCCAAGTGGGTATGGATATTCCAGATGAAGTAGATGACCTTGACGAGGTTCAAGTCAATGCTTGGGTATGCAACGGACAACTTCTCAGAGCCGTAGTCAATCCCTTTACGCCTTTCAGGTTGCCTTATCATGCCTTCCCTTACGAGCGTAATCCCTACAGCTTCTTCGGCATCGGGATTGCTGAGAACATGGATGATTCTCAAAAGATCATGAATGGTCATGCTCGTATGGCAATAGACAACTTGGCGTTATCTGGCTCTTTGGTTTTTGATGTTGACGAGACTGCGCTTGTAGGTGGTCAATCAATGGAAATTTATCCGGGTAAAATCTTTAAGAGACAAGCAGGTGTCCCCGGCCAAGCAATTAATGCGCTTAAGTTTCCTAATACCTCACAAGAAAACATGATGATGTTTGATAAGTTCAGGCAGCTTGCAGATGAGCAAACAGGACTTCCCAGCTACTCTCATGGTCAAACGGGTGTACAAAGCATGACCCGTACTGCTTCAGGAATGTCCATGCTCCTTGGCGCAGCATCTCTTAATATTAAAACTGTTATTAAGAACCTAGATGACTTTCTTTTGAAGCCTATGGGCGAAGCTTACTTTCAATGGAACATGCAGTTCCTTGAGTCTAAGCTAGGTGTCGAGGGCGACTTAGAAGTTAAGGCAACAGGAACTAATAGCTTGATGCAGAAAGAAGTACGTAGCCAACGATTGACTATGTTCCTTCAGACCGCACAGAATCCTGCTATTGCTCCGTTTATTAAGATGAACAAGCTAATTAGTGAGCTTGCTTATAGCTTAGATCTTGATCCTGATGAACTGATCAACGATCCTGAAGAAGCTGCTCTAATGGCACAGATCATAGGAATGCAAAATGCTGGACAAGCAACTGGCCCTGAAGCTGGCCCCGCTGGTGAACAACAAGGACCTATGGGAGGCCCTGAAGGAGTACCTCCAGCAGGCCAAGACCTTGGAGCTACGGGTACTGGTGGGGGCAACATCGGAACTGGAAGTGTACCGCAGTCAGGGGAGAGTCAGTTCTCTGGAACGCCTAGAGCATTTGAAGGATAACGTAAATGAGCATATTAGGTAAAATAGGATCAAAAGGTGCAAATGAGATAATTGATTTTGCCGAAAGACTTATGGCAAAAGAAGCACCAAAAAAAGCAGCAGAGCGTCGAGAAGCTATTAAAAGCTCCGCAGAAGCTGAAGATATTATTATAAATAAAATTAATTCTGATCCTAGTGCTATGGACGATATGCCCATAAGCATCCTAGAAAATCTTTCTGTTAAAAATAAAGCTAAGATAGGTTTGGCTGATGAGTATTCAGCTGATATAGCAGAAAGCACAGGCGATATGCTAAAAGAAATGTCTCCTAAAGAAGCAGCAGAAAATTTACTTGCTTTTGAAGACGATGAAATATTTGATTATATGTCTACGCTAAATGCAAGAGACTTAAGAATATTTAAAGATAATTTATCTGAAGACGACTTTGAAGCTTTTGGAGGTTATATGCCAGACTTGGGACCTAGAGAAACAAAAGCTGAAGGTGGAAAAACAGAAAAAAAACCTAGTGGAATGTTTCAAGCATTATCTGTATTAGGAGTTCCTCAGTCCACTATAGATAAAATGACTGAAACTGTAGGAGATCTGCCTAAATCTGTAGCAGACTCTATAATTTATTTAGGTGATAAAGCTAGAGATGCTGGACTTATAGATAAGCCAGAAAGAAAAGCAAAAGCAGAAGGCGGCGAAGTAGATTCTTTCCGTATGATGTACGAAGCCTTTAAAAAAGAAATGGCTGCTGCAAAAGATGAAAAAGAAAAAGCAGCTATTCAAGAACGCTTTCAGGCGCAGACTCAAAACGTAGATGAAGAAACTAAGCGTGAAGTTTACAAGTCTATGGACCGTAAGCGTAAAGCAGACGGTGGCTCAATGCTTGTACCACCTGAAATGCCTGTAGATACTTACACCCCTGAAGAACAGGCAAATGCAGAAGAAACACAACTTCCTGATTCAGAGATGGAAGACAAGTATATGGACTTCATGCTTGATGAATCTCTTCAGCCTGAAGAACAAGATTATTTAATGAATGCTTTGGAATCAGATCCAAAGCTAAGCGAAATCTTTGATAAGGTCATTATGACTGCATCAGAGTTTTCTGGGTCTGGAGAAGTTGAAGGACCCGGAACAGGTGTATCAGACTCTATCCCAGCTCGACTGAGCGACGGAGAGTTTGTTATCACCAGAAAAGCCACCGACGAAATAGGTGCTGACAATCTGCAAAAAATGATGGATAAAGCAGAACGTGAAGCAGACTATGGCGGTGGTATGTTACGTAAGGCGGTAGGTGGACTGCTAGAAGATCCTATGCAGTATGAAAAGGATATGGGACAAACAGATGTCACAGACGAAGAAATTAATAAGTCTATGTTATCTGCTAACCGTATGCCGAGTCTACAACCTTCACGTTTAAGATAGTACGGCTACCTTGTAGTGACAAGCCCCAAATTTTTAAAGACGTTTAAAATTGGCTACCTTGCAAGAAACAAGCCCCGTAGAAAGGAGAACGTAGATGTCCGAAGCACAACTAGAGGAGCAAGTATCAAATCCGTATAACATGAAGAAGCCTTGGCATACGCCAGACGGCCCTCGAAAGCCTAAAGCAGATTCACTGTATTACGAAGATGAAGATGAACAACCTAAGCAACAGGCTACCCGCAAAAAAGAAGCGGCCCCTGCAGAAGAGGAAGCTCCTAGCGAAACTAACTATAAGAAGAGGTATGACGATCTAAAGAAACATTATGATTCTAAACTTAACGAGTTTAGGCAGCGAGAAGAACAGCTAAAAGCAGAAGTACAAGCTGCTGTGCCAGCTTATCAAGCTCCTAAGTCTGAAGAAGATCTTGCTAGGTTTAGAGAAGAATATCCTGATCTATACGATACAGTAGAAACTGTAGCACACATGCGAGCAGAACAGCAAATGGAAGATATGCGGCAACGCTTTTCTGCCATTGAACAACGTGAGCTAGAGATAGCTAAGCGTGAAGCTGAGACAGCTCTGAAAGAACGACACCCGGACTTTGATGAGATCCGTGGTGACGATGCTTTCCATGACTGGGCTAAAGAACAGCCCGATCAGATTCAGGACTGGATCTATAACAATCCAGATAATGTAACATTAGCAGTCAAAGCACTTGATCTATATAAGTTAGAAACTGGACAAGCTACACCAAAAAAACGAGGCCGTCCACGTAAAGAACCTCAAGAACAAGGTTCTGCTGCTGACATGGTATCTACTAAAACAACAAGTGTAGATGCAAAGCAGCCACGTATTTGGACGGAAAGCGAAATAGCTAAGATGTCCCTAGATCAGTTTGACAAGTACGAAGAAGAAATTCGTGAAGCTCTTTCTGAAGGTAGGGTGCGTCCCGGCTAATCTTTTCTACTTAAGGAGATTTTAAATGGCTTCAAATACATCCGATCAATTTTTTAATGACGGGACTAACAGTAACTTTGACAACGCAGATGCTGGTCAAACTAACTCGTTTTTCCTACCGAAGGTTTATTCCAAGCAGGTACTCAACTTTTTCCGTAAGGCTTCTGTTGTAGAAGCAATCACTAATACGGATTATGCTGGTGAGATTTCAAGCTATGGTGACACTGTACGTATCATCAAAGAGCCTGTAATCACCGTTGACCAGTATCAGCGTGGTGGTACGGTAGCTAAGACTGAGCTTACTGACCAAGAAATCACTATGGTCGTTGACATTGCTAACGCTTTCAGGTTCATCGTAGATGACATTGAAACGCAAATGTCCCACATTAACTTCCGTGACGTTGCTACGTCTTCAGCAGCTTATTCTTTGCGTGATGCCTTTGACCAAGGCGTACTTGCTAAGATGTTTGCTGGCGTATCTTCTTCTGGCCCAGACCATGTTATTGGTGCTGACGCTGCTGCTGGTACTGGCGGTGTAGCAGAAACGACTGCATCTGTTGACCTTCTTGGTTCAGACGGAACTGGTGTTGACGCTATTGACCTTATGGCACGTATGGCTCGTCTTCTCGATGAGCAAAACATTCCTGAAGAAGGTCGATGGTTTATTGCTGGTCCCGCTTTCTACGAAGAACTCTCACAGTCAGGCTCTAAGCTGCTGTCTGTAGACTTCAACGCAGGTCAAGGATCAATCCGAAACGGTTTGGTATCTTCTGGCAAGCTTCGTGGATTCAATATGTACAAGTCTAATAACATTGCTGCTACCGCTACGGCTACTGGCAAAGTTATGGCTGGTCATATTTCTTCTACGGCTACGGCCCAGACGATTACCAGCACTGAGGTTCTTCGTGATCCTGACAGCTTCGGTGACATTGTTCGTGGTCTTCATGTATATGGCGCTAAAGTTCTTCGACCAGAAGCACTTGTTTCAGCCTTCTATACGGTTGACTAATAAGCTTTGGGGGTCTTCACAGGCCCCCTTTGCCTTTTCTTAGGAATTTAAAACTATGCCTCAAATAGGAAGCGAAAATAAATCAGTCGTGCTGAAAAGCGGTAAAAGAAATAATAAGCGTATTTTAGGCATGACAGGTAGTTTCTATACAGGCGATAGTAAAAAAAACTACGACGATAATTGGGAACGTATCTTTGGCAACAAGACTGAATTAGAAATTGCTAGAGAAACTTCTAAAACTTTTTCTATGGAGCAAAGCTAATGAAAACAGATTATTCCGGTTGCGGAGACATGGAAAAAAGAGCCGCTAAGATGTGTGGCGGTAAGATGCATCGTGACAAAAAGATGTATGGCGGTAAAGCAATGGTGGGCTTAAAAGGCCCTAAAAATATGCCTATGGGCGGAACGGCTAGTTCAGGTACAGCTTTTACTAGAAAGCCGCCTAAGAAAAGCCGACAAGGTATGCGCCGAGGTCCGCGAGGCTAGATAAATGGCAGCAACCTATCTTGACATTACAAACGAAGTCTTAAGGGAAATGAATGAAGTTCCTTTGACTTCTGCAAACTTTTTAACAGCTGTTGGTATTCAGCAGCACGTTAAAGATTGTGTCAATCGTGCATATTTAGATATCGTTAATGAAGAGGCCCAGTGGCCTTTTTTGGCATTAGATACTAGCGGTTCTAGTAACAATATGTACGGCAATACTTATGTCGAGACAGTTGCTGGGACTCGCTGGTATGAACTTAAGCCAGCTTCTGACGACCTTACTACAGATTATGGATACATTGACTGGGACAATTTCTTTCTTACGACAAGAGATGTAGCAGGTGAAACAGCTCCTTATACTATGAGCAATCTCAGGTTCAAGGACATTGAAGCTTGGAAAGACTTTGTAAGAGTTTCTGAAAACCAAGACGATGCAGATACGCAGCAATACGGTGTACCTAGCATTGTACTTAGAAGCCCTGACAATCGTAAGTTTGGTCTCAGTCCTATTCCTGATAAAGCGTATAGAGTCTGGTTCTTTGCATATAAGTTACCTACGGAACTATCAGCTTACTCAGATGAGATTGTATTTCCGAACACTTATAAACCTGTTCTTATTGCTCGTACACGCTACTACGTTTATCAGTTTAAAGAAAACCCGCAGATGTCTGCTTTTTCTTTAGAGGACTACAAGCGTGGATTAAGGCTCATGAAGTTAAATCTTATGACACCTATGCCGCGAGAAATAAAAGACGATAGAATGAGATTTGTCTGATGTCGCAACCTTTTGGTTTAGCATCTAAAGGAGGACTATATTCCAGCCTGAACCAGCTAGAAATGCTGCAACAGCCCGGAATAGCAAGTACCCTCCGAAACTTTGAAGTCGATACAGATGGCGGCTATCGTCGAATTAATGGCTATGAGTTATTTGGAACTGTTAGACCAGAAGCAGATGAAATAGTACACGGTGTTTATCCTTATGCAGATGGTGTTATTGTTTGCGTAGGTGAAAACATTTACTTTTCTATTGACGGCGACAGCTGGCTACAGATTAATAGAGCTGCTGTTGCTACTGGTGGCGATGACTATGCAACCTTTACGGGTCGAGCAATAGACCCACGGACTGATCAAGGTCAAAGTAGTTTTGTTCTTTTTGAAGGCGCTACCTTTGACTATGGTGAGTTAATTATTGCAGACGGTGCTAATACTTTATACTTCTTTAGAATGGAAGGAACCGGAGATTTAACAACACGTACATTCTTTTCTAACGGTATTACTGTAGATGGTACTAATGCTGTTAAATATATTACGATACATGACCATCATTTGATAGCCGCAGGAGTAGAAAATAATTTAAGCACTGTTTACTACAGTGTATATAATGATCCAGATAACTTCACAGGCGCAGGAGCAGGTGCAGTAACAATATCTGATCAAATACAGGGGATCAGAGGGTTCCGAGAAGACTTAATTGTGTTTGCTAAAAATAGTCTTCATAAGTTAATAAACATTAATGATCCTGCAAATATCCGGATAGATCCTATTACTGAGAACGTAGGTTGCGTAAGTGGATATAGTATTCAAGAAATTGGCGGTGACTTACTGTTTCTTAGCCCAGATGGTTTAAGAACAGTAGCAGCAACCGCACGTATTGGTGACGTAGAGTTAAGTGCTGTAAGTAGACCTATACAAGATATTATAGAAAATATTACTAGGAACATTGATAAGTTTAGAATATCTAGTGCGGTATTAAGATATAAGTCACAGTACAGGCTATTTTACAATATTCCTACTGGTGCTGAAGCTACAGCAGATAACTCAGCAAAAGGAATTATAGCTACATTAACTAGAGATGGCTTTCAGTTTTCAGAAACACTAGGAATAAAATCAACAGCAATTGCTTCGGGCTTTAACGAAGTTTCTATCGAAGAAACATATCACGGAGATTCTAACGGTTATATTTATAAACATGACGTAGGTAACTCTTTTAATCCTGCTGGAATAGTAGAAGAGATTGATGCAGCTTATCAGACGCCCAGCTTAGATTTTGGTGACGCTGGAACTAAAAAGACAATGAGATACATTAAGTTGTCTGTTAGTCCAGAAGGACAGATTAGACCTACACTTAGAGTACGCTACGACTACGAAGATCCTACCGTAGCACAGCCGTTAGATTATGTGTTTGATTCTATACCGCTGCCTAGTGTATTAGGTACAGGCTTGTTTGGGTCTAGTGTCTTTGGCGCACCTAGCGATCCTCTTGTAAGAAAGCCAATACAGGGAAGCGGTAACACGGTTAGCTTTATTATACGAAGCAACGATACCAACTCACCGTACAAAGTAAATGGAATGTACATAGATTACAGCCCATCAGGAAGGAGATAAATAGATGGCTCAAAGCTATACAAGACAAAGCACTTTCGCTGATGGCGATACAATTACAGCGTCATTGTTTAATAATGAATATGATCAGCTGGTTAATGCTTTTTCTTATTCTTCTACCAACTCTACTGTTACAGGGCATAGACACGATGGTACTGCTGGTGAAGGCGGTAACATTTTTAAAATTGGTGATTTAGATTTCCTTAACAAGATTGAAGTAGATGATGTAAATAATCGTTGGGGCGTTTATGTTGAAGTTACCGGAGTATCTACCGAACAAGTTCGTTTTCAAGATGGAAGTATTGTTCCTGTCACTACTAATGATATTGATCTTGGTAGCGGAAGCCTGCAATTCAAAGACTTGTTTATCGACGGTACAGCAAGCATTGATAGCCTCGCTCTCTCGTCCGGATCTACTGTCGATGTAATTCTAGACGAAGATGATTTAGTTAGTGATAGCGCTACAGCACTTGCTACTCAGCAATCTATTAAAGCCTACGTAGACTCTCAAGTCACTGCACAAGATTTAGATGTAAGTGCAAACACAGGAACTATTAGTATTGACCTAGACTCTGAGACAATAGGTTTCTTAGGTGGCATAGGTATCGATACTGCTGCTGTAGGTAACGACGTTTTAATTGCTATTGACTCTACAGTTGCTACACTGGCAGACACTCAGACGCTGACTAACAAAACTATTGATGCAGCTTCTAACACGCTTAGCAATATCGCTAACGCTTCACTAACTAACTCTACAGTATCTTACGGCGGCGTACAGCTATCACTAGGTGGCTCTGACGCAACACCTGCATTTGATCTAGTAGATGCAACAGGTTACTTAGGTGACAGCGCCTTAGTTACGACAGGTGCTTTGAACTCTGGATCTATTACTTCAGGCTTTGGCAGCATTGACGTAGGTTCATCTTCTATTACTACGCTTGGTACTGTATCAGGCGGTACACTTACTGGTA